TTCTGCGGATGACTTGGTTGTCCAAAACCTTTTCATCCTTTGTAGTTTAAATACCATACTCTTCCCAATCAATATCATCGTTATCATTACCCCAAGTATATTCATCAAGGAAATCTCTCTCATCCATCAGGTGCTCAATCATTGAAAGCATCCATTCCTTGTATCCCGGACCGAACTCCATCACCTTGTCGGTTGGATCTTCATCAGTCCACCACACTCCATCCACCATCTTGATGTCAATGTCATATCGAGCGGTTTCAAAATCATAGTTGTTTTTCCACCATTCAATATTAATTCGAAAGTATATTGCTCCAATCTTATAGTGAGCTTCCATTGAGCAGTTGTCCACATCCATGAAGTCCAAATCAATTCTCTCTACTTCTTTTTTCCAATTCATTTTTGCGTGTGTTTAGTAATTAATTCCCCATACTTCTCTAATACGGGGCTTTGGGTTTGTTTTTCTTCGATTTGCGGGACTTTATTGCTTTGGCAATAGTTTCCTTGGTTAATCGATAAATAACCGATTACAAGCCAAAATAATGACAATGCCACAACAGTGCCAAGGATGTCCTTTTGATTTTCGTTTAAAGTTTTCATATTCCTCTTAATTTACATACTAGTTTATGAACAGCTGACCATCTTGCAATTTGCATATCCGTAATTGGATCATGCATTCCAAGTTTATCAATGCACTCCATCATTTCTTTCCATAATTGCTTTTCCTCTGCAATCATAATTTCAATCATTTCTTGTTTTTTCATTGCGTGTTTTTTAAATTTATACTGCGAATATCGTAATAAGTTTCACAACTGCAAAACTTTTTCAACTTTTTTTTCACTTTTGAACAAAATTAATTGTAAATACTATACCCGATGGGGTGCAAAAACATATAATGTAAAGAAATATACTTAATTTATACCTGATTGCGTATAAAAAGTAACTTATAAGTAACATTATAATATGTATTCACCCTTTATGTTGCCATTTATGGACATTATAATATGCAAAATAACATTAAAGTAGGATTTGACCACGTATACAATTGACAATAAATTAAAATAGTGGCAAATGTTTGTCACATAAAAAAGGGGAGCCTCACGACATCCCCCAATTACACACGCTAATGAGTTGCTAATTTACAAAGGAAATTTGATTGAATCGATACTTTTGTACATTTTTTTTATGCCTTCCTTCTTTATTTCTTTAGCGTTTATCTTGAGTATTCTTCCACCTGTTGGTTTGATGGGAGCTCCACGTTCAACGTGCCATCCTTTGGAGCCATCACCGTACTCCTCTTTGTATGTTCCAGTGAGCATGAGGTGAATGTTTTTGTGATGGTTGACATATCCATGCCTGGGTGAATGAATCACTGTATCTCTCACATCGTTTCGACAAGCATTCTCATGGATGTGGCCCATTGAGAAGATATCGAAGTCCTCGTATGTTTCCAATGCCCTGGTCAAGTTGATTGCTCCCTTGGTCACGATACCTCCACCACCTGAGCCATGGAAGTATTTGAGTTTTGTTGTGGTGATTGAGTTGGTATCATATGCCTGGCGAAGTATCAACCATCCACCATATCCTCCGGTCATCACATTGCTGCCATTTTTGTAATTAAGTAGGTCAACGAATCGCTGAAGTACATCTGTTTCCTGACGTTTAATAATTGCAGTCTCGTGATTACCATATCCAACAACAGTCATTAGGTGTGCATATGGTGAGAACCAATCTACCGCAGTCTCCACAATAGAGTCTAGGTATCTAACATTGTTATGCTCAGGTCTAATGTCGGATTTTGTCCCCCTTGGGTCCCATTTTCCTTGCATAAGGCAGAATGTATCTCCATTCAACATAATGGGAATAGACTCTTTTACACAGTAATCTAAATCTCTTCTTAGCAAATCCCAATCACACTTAGGATTATCCCAGTGAAGGTCGGACATCATTGCAAGTTGTGCGGTCGCACCATCAAGGTGAAGCTCGTGAATGTTTTTAGAGTGCTTTTTTAGCATATTGGAAAAGGTATTTGGTGAATAATCCGAGTCCAAATCCTATGACAAACAACCAAATATTTGCCTTCCCCTTTTTCTCGCTCTTATATTTGGCAACTTCTATTCTTTGAGTTTGACGGATAGTGTCACGAGTAATCTTATACTCAATTCGAGTTTGCCATCTTGTTTTTGGCACAAACGAAGTATTGTATTTGATGACCGTATCCTTTTGAACCAATACCTTCTCCCAAAAGATGGTGTCATTCCTTGAATAAGGTATTGAATCAATGGTGGTGATTCTTATCGTATCTGAATTCTCATCGCAACGATATCCTTTATTCATTGCCTTGACCACATGATAATGAGCAGAGCAAGAGCAAAGCAATAAAGCAGATGTGATAAATACTAGCCTCATTTATATGGAATATATTTTGTAGATCCACCTTGTTTGATAGCTTTAAGGATTTGCTTACGTTGTTTTCCCGTTGATTCGTAACTAACATGAACCCAATCCGGATTGGAATCAGTACCAAACTCCCAAATCATTTGGTCAAATACCAGGTTATCCTTGATGTAGTCAAAGATTTGTTTGTTGGTAATTGACGTTCCATCCATGTCAATATCAATCGCTTCACCCGTGCAATGTTGACTGGACAATGACCCCCCAACAGCAGTATTCAAAGCTTTGCTTCTGTACCCGGATGAGATATGAATCGGAATACCGAAGTGCTCACGGATAGGTTGGAACACGTTCTCAGCTAACTTCTTGAAGTTCTCTAAGTGTTCAGGTGTAGGCATATTGCTGATGCCTTTACGTTTTGCAGTTTCGCTCCTTGTTACTTCTGCTAATGCTAAATTTTTACTTAGTTGCATATTATTGGTTTTTGTCTTTGAAAATTTTGTCTACTGATGCTAATCCAAGGCATCCAAAGGATAACATTGCCACTGCATTCACCAATGTGTCTGATGGCTTAATGTCACCATGCGAGTAACTATTGACATACATGGTTACGCATAATGTCATACCGGATACAATACCGATAAAACGCTTGGATGAAAAGTTTCCTTTCTCATCTTGGAATAATTGTGAAATAAATTTCTTCATAATTTTAGTTTATTTAATTTAGGCCTGGATGGAAGTGCGATATCAGTATGCCATCCATTTCTTGGTTCTTTATCCTCTTGATTATTTGTATCGCAACTTTTATAAAATAACAAATCACCCGTGTAATCATCTTTTCTCACAACGTATTTGGATAAATCCACTGCAACAACTTCATTGTTGGTGTATGAATAATATATCCAAGCACCTTCCTTTGACCTTTGAATCAACCATTCACTGATTGTATCAAGCTTGTCATCCTTTACAAATTGAGTTTCAATGATCGTTTGATATTCCGTATAACGCTGAGTATAATAAACAAGCAAGGTATCTCTGAGCTGAATGATAGAATCCTTTACTTTGGTTTCTTGCTTGAATGCTGCAATCTTCGCCTTTTGGCTTTCAAATATAGCATTGATATCATCCGCTTGTTTCACAGTCAATATCACTACACTGTCACCTTTAATTACCGTCTTCAGTGGGTAGCTTGATTGGCTGAAAATCGAATTCATCACCATTAGAAATACGAGCATTTGTAGCTTGTTCATTGGTCAACTCTTTTTTAATCTTTTTTACGATGCTTTTTGTACTATCCAGGTCACCGATAACCTCACTTACCATCTGTTGCATTTCTGCCTTCTCATCAACTAACTCACTATTCTCTGCCTCTAAGGTAGCGACACTCGACTTGAGTCCCTTATTCTCGCTCTTTAAGGCCTTATTTGCGGTTGTTAGATTAGCATTGTCCTCTACCACCACAACGTGCTTGTGACCGCTTGAGAATACCTGAACGCAAATCAAGGAAATAAACGAAGCTCCGATGATAAGCAGTTTCTTTTTCATTTCTTTCCGAATAGCATCAACACGGTTTCTTTTAAACTCTTTGAGCTTTCAGTGCTTTCCTTTAATGTATTCTGCACATCGCTCTCAAGTTCCTTGACTCTTGCTTTGAGATCATCCTCGCTTTTCATCAAGCGATTCAAGAACATCCAACAAAGATACCCTAAAGCCAGGACTGCGAATCCCAAGATTCCATAATCGGCTAATGTATCAAATATCCCAAATGACATTTACTTTTTCTTTTCGTCCAAATGGCGTTTGATAAACATCCAAGCCACGTATCCTAGTGCTAATAATACTAATCCACCGACACCATAATCGGCTAATTGACCAAATACACCAAAGTCCGGCGTTGTTGCTGTTGTATCCATTATCTTTGTAATATTAATTGTTTAACTGCATCTGACAATTCACTCACATTTTTTGCAAGGTTCTTAATTTCGAGTTGCGTTTGAACTTGAATTGTTTCAAATTTCAACCTGCTTTCCTGCTCTACTAGTTCAATTTTACCTTTCAATTTACCGAGTTCTTCAGTATTCTTGCGAACATCGTTATGGATTATCTTCAAAAAGTATCCGATGATTCCGATTGAAGTGATAAATGCGTATTGTAGAAATTCAGACATTATAAAACTAGTATTGAATTGTTATATCCGTTATCGGTTGGATATCCGCAAGTCCATGTACCGTTCATGAAGCAATTTCCCACGCACATATGACAATCAATCTGAGGTCGCAAATCAGTATCACGATTCTCATGGGATGTGAAGATTGGATACAATGCTTTGTTCTTCACCAGGTACTTAATCAATCTCATTTCAAAGAATGATGCCTTCTGAGCATAGTGCTCCATTCCGAATGCAACCTCACTGCGAGATACACTTGATGAGTTGTCACCGAATTGAGTTTGAAGTCCTTTGTTCTTGAGTTGGTAAGTCAATCCAAATACTGCATCCTCAGCTGAACGCCAAGCAATCACCGGTTGAATGAATGCCACCAATATTTCCTCATCGGGATCTAATGTCTGAGCATTGTACTTGGTCAATAAATCATCATAGAATACTGTTCCAAGAATCGGCATCACTCTCAATTGTGCTTGAGTAGCAATGTATGGTGTCACATCAGTCACATCCACATTGGCAGTGATTGGTGTGTTTGTTTTTAGGTATGTTTCGGTGATGAAGTATAACATTATGCTTGAGGTGTTTGAGGTTGATTACTTGCAATCACATCTCCTCCATCCAATGGAGGTAACGATGCGAGAGCTCTCACTTCATTTGGTGTCATGGTATCAAGAACCTTTGTTGCCACCAATGGACTCATAGCATTCAATGCATCTTGAGTTTTGGATGCATCACCTTCCACCTCAACGATTGTTTCATTGATGATTTGGAAGTTATTGACCATGAAATCTGCGTTGACTTTTGCAATACGAAGTATCTCATTGAAGATATCAGCAACCTGCTCTCTTAATGGCATCACGACATTCTTTTCGAATATCACATACGCTTGTTTGATGTCACTTCCTGAGCCAAGTGAACCCGTTGTGCGTACTCCCATTAGTATCGGATCTATTGTGTGAGCAAAACAAATCTGCTCAGTATTCAATCCGGATGCTTCCTGGAATAGTTTATCGTTCTGATTGGTTGGAATGCTTTCAATCTTCGGTAATTGGTCTTGAGAATTTGCAAAGAATGCGACTGCCTTTCCTGCATTCGCTGCACCTTTCATCTTGTCCATTGTGGAACGAAGAACATTTTTCTCCTCTTCCGACTGTGGTCGCTTAGGGAACATCATTGCGAATGACGGGAACACACTGTTCTGAATGTTTGATTTAGCGAAGTACGAAAGTTCGCCTGAGAGATATGCAAAATTAAGTGCCGAGGTGTATTTTGGAAGCGGATACCAATCTTGGCCCAAACACTCAACTTCATAAACAAATAATTGGCAACGGTCTGAGCAAGTTGGATGATATCTTGGAATGTCACGCACATCGATTCTACTCGCCCAATCATCACAAATAAAATAGTTGTTAGGATTTTGTCCTCTTCTCACTTTGTCGGGAGATACGTTCTTCATGCGTGTGAGCTTCATCTTCTCATCGAAGTACAACTCAAAGTAAACACGATTGTGGACAATCAATTGTTCGGTTGTTATCCGAACTGTCTTTTTTAGGTGAGATTTCTTTTCAAATGTATATAAATCAAGAAGTTCTTGAGGTGTTGAGGTTGTTGCTCTCAATTCAATACCTCCTCCAATTACTGCATTTGTTTTGTAATCCACAATGGAACCATGCAAAGGTGATGAGTATACCAATTGGTTGAGGACGCTTGGAAATAAATTCCCCTCACCAAATGGAATCCATCCACTCGTTTGATGCCTCCCATTCACATATGGAAGAGATAAATTTCCTGAGCCAATTCTGCCGAATGGTGTACTGAAGGACTGATATCCTTCCACCACTTCAGGTGATTGTTGTTTTGTTCCAATAAATCGGTCGTACCAAGCCATGTTTAATCGTAGATTGAGTTTTGTATTGCACCACTTACAAC